GTAAGAATGACAACATTACCAAATGTTTACATGAATAAAAACAGAAAGAAAGAATATAAAATAAAAATAGAATATTACGACAGATAAATAATTTGAAAAATAATTATGTATGAAATCTAATTGTTTTAGGAAAACTAGTAGATGACGAATGCGTGGATGAATAATAAGTGGGATTCTCCGAATGATAGATGGCGTGCTGTATATTAGTCACACCATCCAACTTATCGTAATCTCCCAGATCATATTCATCTTCTCCGAACTCATCAAACTTCTTTTCCTCTGCATCAGCAAGATCAATATCCAGTGCTGCCACCTTTTTCATATACTCCTCTTCTAATTGTTGTATACGTAATTCTTCAGGTGTCAAATGTATATCATCACTAGCATCGATTTCAGCTTCCTCATCTAACAAATCATTATCATTATGGTGTTGTCGATCTATTCCTCTCTTTTCTTTCACTACCCGCATTGATTTCTTCTTCTCCGCTGGTAGGCGTACCAACTTTGGCGCAGGTAACTTCTGACCAATTTTACTAGCTGGTATTGGGGGAGCAAACTGATGTGGTACCGATAAATCAGTTGATAAAATTTCATATGATGTGGTGTCATCACTAACATTACTCACAGGTTCCTGTGATAATTCCTTATCTACTTCACCAAACATATAAAATAATTTTGTCTCCCGTTCCGTCAAAGGTGACGGATGTAGCGCCACGAGCTTCGCAATATCCGAAAGCTCTATCGTGAGACTACTCACATCTACAGACTTTAATTGTCCTCCATTGAGTTTAACATATTCAAACAACTCGCTAGCAAATTTAGCAAATTCAGGATTGAAGACTCCTCCACTCAATAGAATACCATAAATTCTAGACAATAACAAATCATTACCGGCCCCTTTGGGTACAGGTGCTGATGGTAACGCTAATGATGACCAACATTTTTCTAAATCATCAGGAACTGGGTAATAATGTTTAAATTCCTTATCAAATTTAACTTTATAGCCCAAAAACTTTAGATCAAGATCTAAATGATCATCCTCAGACGAAGGTGTGAATACCTGATACCCCCGAGTTTCAGGTTTTATTGTAAACCCAGTTTTACTAGGAAACATTCCAAAAATAGAAGTCTTAATTTTTAATGGATTACAAAATTCGCTTCCCAGAAAATCATCAAATTTCACATTATTGCCACAGTAGTTATTAGGTCGATTTGAATTATACCCAACATTAAACATTTTAGTCTGGGTAGTAACTAATCTCTGAGCAATTACTGCTGCTGCAATATCTAATTGAGTAGTTAATGGGATACCCGAGATCAAACCAAATAATTTGGTTACAACGATAGATCCCGAGACTAACACGCGTTGTCTAAACGCATGAGCCGCCAATAATTTACACACATTACTATACGCGTGCGATGGACGGACTTTAAACGAATTAAAATGCCTAGATAGTTCAATTTGACCAACTTTAGAACTAACATGCATATCCATACCAACAATATCAGGAGCGGTAACAACTACGACGCCATCTGGAAAGGTAAATGACCATAACTGATCATCCCCAAAAACAATAGCATCGAACATCATTAACCCACTTTTTCTAGATTCGGACTTATGAGAATAAATCCACTCCATAACTTTATCAGCCCCACCATTGCTCCAAGAAAATCTATAGGCACTCACACTATGTAAACTTTTACCATCTATATCAACATCAAGAAAATTGATACTTTGATTTCGGACATAATAACTAACCCACTTAAACAATAATTTTAAAGCATAAGGAGCTACGAAATATGTTCGACACTTAATATCAAAATCTGATCTTTTAATTCTTTCAAATTTTCGTTTCATAATATAGGTGAATTCTAAAGGATTTTGTTTCATATACACTAGAAAATTACCGTGTACACCTGGATTTAACGCATCAGGTTTATTCAACATACCCAAATATTTATTAGTTAAAGCAATCGTTCGAAGGTAAACTTCATTGTTACCGCACTTAGCAGATGCATCATATGCCATTTCTGGCATACCAGCATCCGAACTAGGTACAATATCAAATATAGCACTATCCGTAAAATCGGGTAGTGTAATCAACGTATCTATCTCTCTAATAGGTAACTTCGCACAAAGATAATCAGTCTCTTCTTCATCAATTCGCAAAGGAAATTCCGAAGAAGGGAGTTGTGCTTTCTGCCGTACCAACGATGATACAGTAGTATTATTAGTAGATATAGTAGAGTTGATAAGTCCATTAATGACAGACAAACGTGGTTCTTCTATTTTGGATTGAATACATGACCACACAATATGAGTAACCGAGGCCATGACGGTAGGATATGAAAATTTAACTATTTTACCAGCTCTATCAACAGAAGTCGGAATAGTCTTTTGTTTTGGAAACACTAATGATGGTTGGATTTGGAATGATGAAATGGTAGTAGCAATACCTGTGATTTGGGCATTATCTACTTTTGGAGTAACAACTGGTGGTAAAGCAGTTGCTCTCTGAGGCGCCAAAGACGCTTTGGATGTGACCAAACTCCCTTCTGATTGTTTGGACA